CTTCAGTGTCAAAATATAAGCAGTAACCATCAGGATTACTATCAAGGAAGTTTTTAACGACAGCGAGACTGAAAAAAGTTTTTCCAGTGCTAGACTCACCAGCAATAGCAGTAATCTTGTTCCCAGATACACCCCCAAATATAGAACCTGAAACGAGTCCGTTAAAAATGTACGAACCTGTATCCACATAGTTTTCAGTTTCGTCAATATCGGATGCGAGTTGTGTGTACTCATTTCCTATCTCCTTTACGATGTCCTTTAAAAAATCCATTTCAGATACCTAATAGTTTACTTTCATTTTGTTCAATCATATTAGCAATGTTTCTTAGAGTATTAACAGATGCTAATGGATCATTATCTTCTCTTGCTCTTGCAATAATCGTATTACAATCATCACATATATACCCTCTAAATTTTCCTGTTTTATGGTTGTGGTCTGGGACAAAACAAGTTTTCTTTTTTGCGTTTAACCAAGATCCAGTTTCAAAAATTTGCGCTTGTGTTCTTCCGCAATGTGGACACCTGTATGTATCAAAGTCTGGTGGAGGATTATACTTTTTAATTATTTTTAATTTGCGTTGTTGTATTTTTCTGCATTGATTACAGTCATTACGTTGCTCTCTTTTTTGACCATCTTTCCCATATGATCTAAAACCAAAATTGTCCAGAGTTTTTTCTTCTCCACATTTTATACACTTTCTAAGATTTTTAGGAGGTTCTATACCCAAAAATTCACATAAATCACCACTCATTAGATCCCCACTATCTTACGTTGTCTGTTAAAGTAATTGTGCAGAATCCATGAACTACTATTCATCTTATCCTCCCCACCAATAGCAAATTTAAAATCTACTCTTGGATCATCACCATATCCTTGTATCTCTGGAATATTAGTCTTTATTCTATCACCACCATTACAGAATACAACTTGCTTAGATATTTCTAAACACTTTGCAATAGCTCCACATGCAGAATCATCTGAATCATCCCATGATATGACTGCATCAACCATATTAAGATGCCTGATAATATCTGCTCTTTCAGTCCAGCATTGAAAGTATTGTCCTTTCTTTCTCTTCAACCAAGGATCACCATTTAATCCTACTACTAGGTAATCAGAATAATCTTTTGCCCTTTCAAAGTACCTTAGATGCCCACTATGTATGGGATCGAAACCACCTGTGACAAGACTTACTTTTTCAAAGAACATTATGAGAAGAATGATTCGAGTGTTACTGTTTTTTCTGTCTTCCACCCAATAGAATTAAGAATAATCTTGAGTGGTTCTAAGAATGACTTCTCAAATTGTAGGTCATGATCTATGTACTTGTCAAGGCCAAACTCTTTTGGAAAGTCTTGAATGAAAGAAATGATATTCTGTTGATGTGGGTTAGGAGTTTTAAGATAGCAGAATTTAATCTTCTCACCATTTTGAATGGGTGAATATTTATTAGCTAATTTCTGTTCCTTTACAAGATGGTTGAATAAAAGTGCTCCTCTTACATGAATAGGAACTCCAACCTTTCTTCTTTTATTACCACCAAGTTCAACATACTGATCTTCACCATACTTATACTTACTTACATCAGAGATTGATCTTGGAAAAGAAATCTCTTCAGGAGGCATAGTTTTAAATTTAGTTCTACAGTTTTCAATATACTTCTGTACCTCCTCTTCAGTTCCATTCATCATAAGTTTGAGTGCGTCTTTAATCATACTGCGACAAGGTGCTGGTGTAGAAGATTTAACTGCCTCAATACCCATCATCTTTAGTTTGGGTTCACTATACCTAACACCCTCACTATCCCATACGTTCAAAATGTATCTCTTCTTAGCAGTCCAGATACCACGATCAGCAATGTTCTCCCTCTTCATAAACATCTTCTGATCATATGCGTTTACGTACTCGGCCAACGCTTGGTAAGAACCCTCAATAAAAGGTTCAAATTCAGTTTCACACACCTTATTAAGGAACGAGACAACGCTCTCATTAGTTTTCTCTCTTCCCTCGTATACACGGTCAACCAAAGGACCAAGATGCAAGTAAATGGAATCAGTATCCGAAGCAATAACATAATCAATATCCTCTGTTTTTAAGATCTTATTGATCTTTTCGTTCATCTTGTTCTCTATCCACCGAATGGATACTTGTCCACTCAGGGTAATGGCTTCAGCATTAGCCAGTTTGTAGTATCGAAAATACTGATTGCCAATAGCACCATAAGCACTGTTAAGAGATATCTTCTTCGCCATTTGGATATTGTTGCATCTGGCAATTTCTTTACTAAGAGAAACAGATGGAGTCTTCTCATAAGCTTGTTTAGCATCTAACATTCTCCTTTTGAATACAACTCGGTCACCATACATCTTATCCATCAACTCTGGGAGGAATCCACGCACATCCTTTCGATACTGTGCTCCATTTGCACACGTTGCATACTCAGGATTGAAGTCTGTTATCTGTTCATTTAAGATCCTTTCAACGCTCGCACTGGGATGTCTAGTCTCCCTGATGGTCTCTGGGGAAATATTGTACTGCATAATAAGATGAGGATACAGACTGTTAAGGTCAAAACTGACCACCCAATCATACTTTCCTGGTTTCGGTTCCTTGACATAAGCACCTGCGTATTTTTCGTCTTTTTTGGATCTTTCTTTAGGAGGAATTACAATGTTCCTTTTCTTCAGATAGTTGTAGATGATGGTATCCCACATCCGCACCTGAAAGAATACATCTGCATAGTTTACTTTAGCATCATATGCCATAGTAACAGCAAGTTCAATCAGTTTCATCTTGTCTTCCAATCGGTCAACAAGCTCCACATCAATTATATTGTATTCTATGTACTTCTGCCAGTTCTGTGTATAGAATTCTTTAAACGTATCAAACTCTGAGTGGTCTAACTTCTTTTGACCCAACTCTACCTGTGCAATATAATCCAAACGATAAGACTCTTGTGCCTTATAAGTGAACTTCTTGTATAAATCTAGGTAATCTAATTGAGCTATACCACCCACATCAAAATAAGTTTGCTGACGACCTTTGATATAAATTTCATTCTCAGTGTTCAACCCCCAAGGTGAAAACCTTTTCATTTGCTTCTCACCAAGAACTCTTCTCAGTCTCTTACAAATGTAAGGTACGTCATAGAACTGTATGTTCCATCCAGTTATAATTTCTGGAGGGGTGTTATAATCCCAATAGTCAATAAACTTTTGAAGTAGAGTCCACTCATTGACACATTCAATGTAAGTGACATTCTTTTGCTTTACCTCAAAGGGATGAAGACCCCAAGTAACTATCTGTTTTGTATTGTAGTCTTGAATACTAATAGCTAATATCTCTTCTTCAGCAGCTTCTACATCAGGGAATCCATTCTCCGAAGCAGTCTCAATATCAATTGTGGTTATCTTTATCTTGCTTGTATCAAACTTGATTTCATCTTCTTGATACTTGTCAGATATGTATTGTGACACATACCTATCATTACCATAGATCTTAAAATTTTCTACATCATCGTATTTCTTATAGAACTCACGACAATCACGCACAAAACCAGGTTGAATAGGAGCAACATTCTCCCCTTCAAGTGTCTTGTACTTAGATTCTTTGTTGGATGGTATAAAGAGAGTAGGTCGATACTCATCTTTATACATCACATGCTTACCATTTTCATAACCACGAACCAGGAATTTATTCCCGATCATCTGCACGTTAGTGTAGAATTTCATTTAATTAATATAGTTGAAGTTGATTACAACTCTCCTGTTTTCATCAGTACAAGTTGTACCTGTATGTCTTAGATTGCCAGGAAATCTAACAAACCTATTAGCAACGCTCTCTACCTTTGTACCACACTTTTCAAACAATGTATACCCATTGTTAGTATTGATATAATAAATCCCAGTAGTACACTTAGATGCATGATCACCCATATCTTCATGAAAGGCATGAGTGAATACCTTGAGTTTTTCAGTCCTAGTTGTTAGATTAGCTTTGACTCTGAGTGTAGAAATAATTTTTTCCCTATCATAAATGGGAGACAATACCTGAAACAAATTGCTTACTGGAACATTATTATTATACAACATCTGAGTGAACTGGAAATGACCATCACCTTCTGTTGCAATACCTTCACACCATGCCCACTCAAACTGATTCATAATCACATCGAAAAGTTGACAAAACTCCTTATGGGGTAAAAAGTCGTCAATGATTTCGATCTGATTATTCATTTAATCAAGTTTTGATATTTTTCGAGTAGAGTGGGTTTGGGTTCTGTTATTGTCAATATCTTATCAGAAGAGATCATAAATGAATTATCATTAGTGACCTCTATCAACCAAGGATGCAACTCTTGCAATTCAATTGCTGGTGCTACTGTGACAGTAAATGGTTCAGTTAGTTTGCAATCGGGTTCACCAATCTCAACACCTACTTCGTCAATCTGACTAATCAGAATCTGTTGATTCGTCAGTACTATTAGTTTGATCATCTGTTTCGTTAGTTGGTGTTTGGTTTCCTATGACATACTTTTCATAAAGGTTCTTTGCTTGTGGTATAGGTTCCACAATAGCTAGAACATCGTCTGCTTTTATATCTATACTTTCATCTGAAGATAGTGACGTAAAAGGTTTTAATTTAAGACGACCCAATTGACTATCATTACCTGGTGTGGTTGCAACATTTTGATAGTCCATCCATATTTGGCAAGGTTTTTGCAACCTATATCCAATTACTTTTTGATCATCACCTTCAGGGACAGCCAACTCTAATACATCCGTGATAACATCTTCACGAGTGTTTAGCATTACTACTTTTACAGCCATAGTTCTTCTTTACTTAATTTTTATTATAACGAAAAAAAGAGAGTCTGTCAAGACTCTCTTTTCTTTAATTCAGCATCTACAATATCTTGCAGCTTTTCAAACTCTTTAACCCTTTCAACATCCAGCAATAATTGAGATAGTTGAGTAATGACTAAAGGTTTTTCATTTGTAGAGGCAGATCTAACTGCTGCTCTCAAGTGAGACTCTGCTTCAAGTAGATGGTCTAGTGTGGTTTGAGATAGTGCCATAATTAAAGATACTCTTTACGTTCATGATGATCGGGAACAATTTTATTTAGTTCCACTGTTAATAATCCATCTTCAAACTCGACGGATCCAACCTTCGTATCGTCGGAGACCGTCCAAACTCGTTCAAAGGAACGTTGGGCCAATCCTTTATGGACAAATTCTCCAACATTTTCTGATTCTTCTTTCTTGCCTTTGACATATAGTTTTCCAAACTCCGTGAAGACTTGTAACTCATCTTTCTTGAACCCCGCCAAGGCGATTTCGAGTTTCGACTCATGATTATTTAATTGTATTAAATTGTATGGTGGATAATTTGATTGTGGAAAGTCTGAATTAAAAAACCTATCAAAGTAATCATCCATTCCTATACTGTTCTTGTTAATCCTCTCCATAAGTTCGGGAAGATTTGCAGCATGATAGCGTTGTAGTGCGTTCATAGTTCTCCTTTAAAAGCGAGTGTGTTAGTTTGGATCCTTTCGGCATCCAATACTAATTATAACACTTTTACTCTAATCTAAGGTGTGGTTTCTTCTACCTTATTCTTCTTACCAATATTATACTTCTGTTCTAGGATCCAATCACCCTTATCTTTATAAGATAATACCTTTATCTGGTTGAGTGGAGCAATGTCAGAAACAGCTTCTTCCTTGACTATAGATGCCAATCCCCAATCAGATAGTAATTTAGTTATTCTATTGCGTCTTTGTATATCATTGACTGTTAGATTAGCATGTTTGCCATCTAATGCAAATAATTCTTTGAAGTGAACGAGATAATATCTTCCTTGCTTATGAAGTATATGACAAGATTGATAAAGCTTTTTCTCCTTCCTTGATGCCACTCCTATTCTGGTCAATGTTTCACGTACTTTCAAGAAGTCGTCAGGTTCATTTAATAGAACCTCAACCATCATATCAGGAGACCAGTTTACTTGTGGTTCTTGTGTAGTCATTTTGTACCGCCAGTTTCAAGTCGTTGTTTAATAAAGTTCAGTTGCTTCTTATCTAGAATCTTCAGTGCTTGGGAAGCTTTCTCATTACTATACCCATAATACTGTTTAACACATTCTAAATCATCAACCTTCTCTTTTCGGAGCCAGGGAGAAAATCTCTTCTTTTTCCTAAGTGTATTTAGATAAAACGAATATTGCATATCTTTATCTAAGAAAGAATACCTATTCATCTCGTTAACAAACAAAATACAATCAAGATGTCCTGATAAACAACGATTGATTATATATGGTGGATAATCCTTAATTGCAGAAGGATCTTCCTCAATAAGATTAGTCTTATTAAAGTTAATTGAATTCAACCAGTCTTTTAATTCCATGCTAACTCCAAAGGTGTTTGGGGAACAATCGAATAATTAGTCACCAATAGTTCAGTTTTAATATTCTCATCAGTTCCTTTATCTCCACGATGTGCCATAGAATACCTCAACTTCCACTCCTTTAGATTGTAGTTTTTATATAACTCTTTAAGTCTATCATTAACATTATAAGTTATCATAAACTTGTGGACACAATTATAAACGTCATCCGCGAACCTATCATGATCAAATGATTTATGCATTTCACGATTCTTTCCATATAGAAAATCCTTAATATCATATGGAGGATCTAGGAATACAAATGTATCAATTGAACCAGATGCTTTCATTACTTCTGAGTAATCAATATTAGTTATCTTCCAGTGTTTAATTAACTTAGAAAAATGTGCTAGTTTATCTGCACCCACAAGAGAGAAATTAGAATTAGATGCTGACTGTGAAAATGTACTGTTCTCTGTGAGTCCTGAGAAACTACACTTATTCATTATAAAGAATGCTACTGCCTTCTCAAAGTCATCATAGGTATCAATTTCTGCTTTATACTTATTAAATAGTTCTTTAGCCTTTGCAGTTACTTTATCCTTATCACCCTCATCCAACGTCCTCTGCTTCTCTTCTCTGACCCTCTCAGACAGTTCTTCTCCACTATCCCTCAACTGTACCCAGAAATTATAAAGAGGCACATAGAGGTCATTAATCCATACTGGTATGTCTGGATTAGATTTAGTTACTTCAATCGCAATAGATCCACCACCTATAAAAGGTTCTCTATATTCTGAAATTGTTTTAGGAAACCAAGGTGATAATGTTTTTATTGCTTTAGATTTTCCACCAGGATATCTGAGTGGAGTCTTCAAAGCTTTCATTGT